GGGGGGTAAACACCTCTTAACTCAAGTATCTGACCGACTTTCGGTGGAAAGGAGGTTGGTATGATAAGATCGATGATGGGACGGAAGAAAGTAGACAAGAATACTTTGTTGTTGCTACATTTTGATGGATCATTGAAAGATGATGTCTCAGGCAAGCCTTATGTTGGTAGTAATATATCCTATGTAGTGGGAAAATTCAAGAATTGCGTTTCGTTTTCAGGAAACGGGTATGTAAAGGTAAGTGGAACGAATGCCATAAACGAGTCCCTATATCCAAACTATACCGTCGATTTTTGGATTAAACTGAAAAGTGGTGTGAGAAACGGTATAATGTCAAAAGGCAATGGTGGTGGAAATTATAGCTTTGATATAATGGAGGAATCTGACGGACGCATTTTCTTTGGATTGCAGTATGGTGGAACCCGAGGGGATGCAATATGCTATTTTACGATGCCACGAGATCAGTGGGTTCATCTTGCGATCGTCAGGTCACAATCTCGATATTGGAAAGTGTATGTAAATGGAGTGTATGCGTCTGGTTTCACATCAACGATGGTTTCAGGGTACTATAGTTCTTTAATGATCGGAAAATATCGAGATTATGGATTGTATCTGAACGGTATGATTGACGAGTTTCGCATCAGTAATATTGCCCGTTGGACATCAAACTTCACTCCGCCTGCAAGGCCGTATTAATAAATTAGTGACACTGTCTTTGGGCTGTCACAGCAGAAAGACAGCAAATGTATATTCAGAAAAAATTATTGAAATCGCCAACCCCAGGTTGGGTATTTTCTTTTAAAACAAATGGAGATATAAAATGTTCGGTGGCGAAAGAATAATAAAACAGCCTCCAGGCTATCACAGATTGGAGGCTGTAAAAAAAAGAAAATTAGGGGACCGAGGGTCTCCGGAAACAAAGTTAAACATTAAAGTTTGAAAATCATGTTATTATTAATTATTTCTTTTTTGGTTATAGCAGTTTATACGGCAGCAGTTTGTATAAAGGCAAAAGGTGTACCGTACTCAATTAGTGCGACGTATTATACTCTTGATCATAAATTGATCTTTGGAGCAAGCATGGCACTGACGGCTATGTTCCTATTCCCGGTCATTTGGGAAATGAGTACAACCTTTACTATGCGGTTGCTGGCGATCGCAGCCTGTATCGGTTTGATTGGTGTCGGTTTGGCTCCTGATTTCAAAGACGCTTGGATAAACCGCATTCATTGTGGATCGGCGGCATTGACGTTGCTTTCTTCTCAGCTATGGGTTGGCTGCACGTCTTTCTGGTGGGTTCTTATTCCGGTGTGGCTGGCTTTTATCGTTTACACGGTAATAGGCATGAGTAAACGGTTGAGTGGTAATATATGGCAGGACTTTGTATCAACGAAGCCGATGTTCTGGTGTGAGATTGCAGCGTTGTCTACGACTTTTGGCGCGTGTGGACTTGCGCTTTAGAAATCTACCATAAACAGAACATCTACCTTATATATTAAAACACGACAACCGGTAAAATGTCATATATCCGGTTGCCGTGTTTTTTATTGCCTAAAAATAAGTAGGTTATTTAGCAGTATGGAAATAAAGCGCGGAAATACGGTAGTCTGTGATGTCTATCTGAAAGATAACAGTTATACGGTCGAAGAGATCATGGGAGAGGACACTCTTATCCTGAATTTTCTTTCCCGTAATGTGGTAGAGCTTCAGATCAATGACTATATAGACTTTGAAGGGACAAAATACAAGGTCCGGCATAACGAGAAGGTGACGAAAAGGGAGACATCTCTTGGTTGGGAATATACCGTTCAGTTCTATTCAAGTCGGTATGACCTTTTGGATGCAGAGTTTTTCCTTCATGGTACACCGGAGCGGAAAAAGAACTTCGACTATTACACCGGTACCGCCCGTGACTGGCTAACCCTATTTGTCAAAAACATGAACCGTACAGGATCTGGTTGGGTGGCCGGATCCTGTATCGAATCCCGGATGATTACCCTTTCTTTCAAAGATAAGAAAGTCGGGATGGTACTTGACGAACTCATTAAAGAATTGGATACGGAATACTGGATATCCGGCCAGACAATAAATATCGGCAGGAGGGAGTATTCAAGCAACGGCCTTGTCTTGGCACAGGGCGAAGGAATGGGTTTTACCGAACTGGAAGTGTCCGCTGTTGATGATACGCCACCAGTAACGGTTCTTTATCCATACGGTTCAGACAAGAATCTCGGTCCTGATTATGGCACTGATTATCTTCTTCTGCCTGATGGCCGGCTTTCTATCGAAAAGAATGTAGAGAAGTACGGCCGGATAGAAAACATGCAATTCGACCATATCTTTCCGAAAGGAGAGTTTGCCGTAACAGAAAAGATCGACGATTACACTCTGAGAGCTTCCGGTATGGATTTCAATCTTACCGATTGCCTGTTGGACGGGGTGGAAGTGATCGTTACATTCCAGGATGGCGGCTTGGCTGGCTATGACCTTGCAATCGTTGAAGACAGTTGGGACAATGACTTGAAACAGTTCAAACTAAAGCAGAATGACCAGGAAAACGCCTTGAAAGTCCCCGGTGACATTAATTTTTCTGTCGGTGACAAGTTTATCCTTACCGGCCTGAAAATGCCGCAAAGCTACAGGGATAACGCTTCATTACAGCTACAGGAAGAGGCGCAAGCATGGTTGGATGGCAAGTGCGAGAAACGCATCCAGTTACGAGGAAAATGTGATGAAATTGTTTTTCGTTTGCAAAACATCTTTATCGCCTGTGGCCAGATGGTTGGCGTATATTCCGAACAGTTGGATATCGATCGAGAGATTCGTGTTACCAAAATAAAAAGGTATATCGAGAAAGACGGTACACCTTCATACCGGTATGAACTTACCTTGTCCGATTTCCTTGAATCGAATGGTTTTAAGGATCTGGTGGATGATGTGAATAAAGTGCCGGAAGAGATTGAGGATGCGGTTAAGCCGGTTCGGGAACATACGAAACGCTCATGGCGGGACGTGATGGAAACTTTGGGCATGATGTTTGACCCGGAAGGGGATTATTTTACCGAACTTATCAAGCCGTTGGCCGTGCATACGGCGCAACTTATCGTCGGTACCAATTCCCAGCAGATGGAGCTTATAGGAATGAAGTTTATTCCGAATGCGGACAATGATGCCAACTATTTCAAGAATACGACAGGAAAGTTAGTACACTTTACCGTTAGCGAGGAAATCCGCGAATGGGCTATTCCGGCGGCTTCTTTCCGGCTGAATAATTCGCTTGCCTATTATGTTTATGCCAAATGTCCAAAAGAAGGAACAAATGGCTCAATATATGTCAGTGAACGGCAGATAAAGTTAGAGGATGAAACAGGGTTCTATCATTTCTGGGTAGGGGTGCTCAATACTCCGGAGGATGGCGTACGCTCTTGGCTTCCGAATTATGGATACACTGAGATTGCCGGCCAGACGATCACGACAGGATTGATAAAGGACAAGTTAGCCCGATTGGTGATTGATCTGGTGAATGGGACTATAACCGGACCAGTGATATTCAAATCCGGAACATCCGGTTATAATAACATTACTGACCGTCCTAACCTTCAACCGTTGTATGATGGGGTAAATGATGCCCTGACAGATGCAGAGAATGCGTCGAATGCAGCCAACAACGCCCAATTGACTGCAAATAACAAGGCAAGGGTATTTTATCAAACGACGGCTCCAACATCGGGTATGCGGACAAATGACTTATGGGTGGATGGGGAGAATATCTATAGATATAGCGGTTCTAAATGGGTTCTTGCCTCAAAATATGACAATACAATAACGGAGATCAATGGCGGACTCATAACTACGGGTGCGATCGCTTTTGGAAGCACAGGTGGAATGTCGGCGTCTGGTACAATCCGTATTTGGTCGGGAGGAACAGCCGGGGCGAAAGGGCAACCACCCACTGATCCGACATTTAGCGTTGATAGCTCAGGTAACGTGATTTCAAATGGGACTATTACAGCAAATGATGCCATTTTACTAAGAAATGGACAAGCTGGGATTACAGGATATGGCACATCTAATAGTTCTATAAGATTTTGGGCTGGAGGTTTAGTTCCAGAAAGTGCAGATTTTAGAGTTGACCAAAGTGGAGATGTTAATGTTAGAATGTTAAATGCTATAAGTCTCAATGGAGGCACATCTAATTTTTCAAGCATTTATTTAACCGACAAATCGTGGAATAATAACTATGTTAATCTGTTTGCAGCAAGAGAAGCTCAAGGTATGGAAATTCAAAGAACTTATCAAGGTATTTTAGGTAATATCGGAAAATTTATTGTAATGAAATACAATCCTGATGCAACGGCTTATCGGGAAATAAGTTTTTTTGTCAGACATTTTAAATCTGATGCCTCATGGGTATTTAGGACTTGTGTAAAAGCAAGTTTCTTACCAACGTTAACCCAGATTAATGATTTAGATACATCTGGAACAAAATATAATGTAAAATGGGATAGTGCAACAGGTTTATTATATATAGAATAAGAAGATGAATTTAACATTGAAAGACAGAGTATTAATACTCAACACCGTGTTACCACAGTTTGACACGAGAAAAAACATGGAACTGAAAGTATCGATAGACAGTAAGATAGCGATCTCGGAGGTTGATCAGAAGCGTATCGTTATCAAGGATATGGGGAGTGGTCAAATCAACATCGGATTTACTGATGCAACGGCCATAACGGAAACAACAGATATAGCTTTGACTGATGAAGAACTTCAATACCTCAAACAACGTGTTGACTTCATAGATCGCAACGGCATGTTCTCTGAGTTCACGATGCCGACGTATGTCAAAATTTTGGATGAACCGCTAAAAGAGGGGCAACAGGCCGAATAATATAAAAATCCGCCTCCCATCTATCACAGACTGGAGGCGGAGAAATAACAAACACTGCCTTATGGCAATGAAAAAACTCGTAACAAAGATGATCAAATAAAAACGGAAGGAGGTGTAAAGTGAATGTAGAATTAACCGATATACTAACAATAATCGGGACGTTAGGAGGATTCGAGGCGATAAAATGGGGGATTAGCTTCTATACGAACCGGAAGACAAACGCCCGTATCGAGGACGCTCATGCCGATGTGGAGGAGTTCAAGGCTTTACGTGAGTATAACGAGTTCCTGCAAAAACAGCTATCAGAAAAAGAAGAACGTTTTGTAGAACAAACCGGAAGGCTTCGACAGGTACAGGATGAGCTTTTTACTTTGAAAGAGAGCTATTCGGATGTCAAGCTTGAACTTGCACTGAAGAGATGTGAGAGAAAGAAGTGCGGTGATCGTGAACCGCAGAATGGGTATTAATATAGGAGGATAAAAATGAAAAAGATAGATACAATAATTATCCATTGTTCTGCAACACGTATAACATCCGATTATACAGTTGAGCAATTGGATGCCGGTCATAAAGCCAGAGGATTTAAGCGTCCTGTTCAGACGGAACCTCTAAAACATATTGGATATCAGTATTACATTCGGAAAGATGGTACTGTTTATCCTGGCCGCCATGAAGATGAAGTCGGGGCGCACTGTAAAGGATGGAATAGTAGAAGTATTGGCATTTGCTACGAAGGAGGTTTGGATGCTTCCGGTAAGGCGGCAGACACCCGGACACCTGAGCAAAAAGATGCTATCAATAGCTTGGTGAATGGTATTTGCCGTCGATGGAAAATTGTGCAGGTGATCGGGCACCGGGACACTTCACCTGATACTAACAATAACGGAGTGATCGACCCTTTTGAGCGTATCAAGGAGTGTCCTTGTTATGATGTTATTCCAGAATATCCATCTTTTATCCCTAATATAGTCGTACAGCCATGAAGATAATATTTCATTTTATAGTATGTTTCCTGATCCTGTTTACCGGTTGCCGGAGCAGGGTTCAGTATGTTCCGATTGAAAGTAAGGCAGAAACTAGTGATTCTGTTGTAATCCATGATTCAACAATTATCAGGGAGAAAATAGAAATTCGTGATTCGACTGTAACCCGTGATTCAACTGTGATTGTTCTTGACGACAAAGGAAATGTGATCCGGACCGAACTTTACCGGGAAAAAGAACGGTTTCGAGAATTGAATAGTGATCATATATTACTGCAGGCCAAGTATGATTCATTATTGAATGCTAAACAAAAGGTGGTACAGGTTCCTTGTCCGGTAGAAAGAGAGTTAACCAATTGGGAAGAGGCTAAGATGAACGTAGGCGGTTGGGCAATCAGTGTCCTCTCTGGATTATTATTGTTGGGGATTGGTTATGTGATTATTTGGTTGATAAAGAAACGCAGATGAACTATGCTTTATCACAGAGACATTAAAATAGATCGCTTCGCCCGTGAGGGTGGAGCGGTTTTATTGATTCAAACTTTGAAAGAAGAGCTTTTTGACTCTTTTTACGAAATGGTCAATAGTTATTTATGTTGTAATATTTAATATGAAGAAAGTTGGATGGCATAATTAAGCCTCGGGATTAGAGTAGTCTGTATAAGGATCTGTATATTTTATTCTTGATGTGTAGATAAAATTTATATATATAAAAAGAATTGTTAGATTTGAAAAATGTAGTATCTTGCGGCAAATTTCTGGAAGATATGAAGAAACTCTATACAACACCTGAATATAAACGTTGGAATAAAAGAAGAAGCGAAAGACAAGTTCGGTTGTTGAGAAAGAGAAAGAGAAAGAACTCAGAGTATTCAGATACGTATTCAAATAGGCTAGGACGTCATTTGGATATGATTGATGCTCCAAGTGATTTTCGATTGTTAGAAAATACAGATGAGTGTTTGTCTTTCTTTAGAGAGATAAGAGATTGTAGAAATTTTAGTGCTCTTTCGAATGGTGTAAGACATGTTAAGATTTCTTTATTGAGTGTTCAGCAGATTGATTATGCCGCAATAAGTGTTCTCTCTGCAATTGGTGATGGACTTAAGTTAAGTAGAGTTAACATGCAAGGCAATTTCCCAAAGGATAAGATATGTCGAGACATGATTATAGAATCAGGCTTCTTAAGTCAAATGTATGACGATAAAAATAGGAGATATAGTGTTAAATCAAAATCATCTCTTATCTTTTTTGAGAAAGGAATGGACAGGCTTTCTCGAAAAGATAATGAGAATTTATCCAAATTGATTAACCAGGTTGTCAGGCATTTAACAGGCATTGATGGTAATTTTGCTTCTTTAAAAACAATATTACTGGAAATTTGCGGAAATTCAATAGAACATGCTTATTCGGAAAACAGACATTGGTTATTAGGTATTAAATATGAGAACGAAAAGGTCATTTTTACGGTTACAGATATAGGTAAAGGAATTTTAGATACCTTGTATAGAAAGTTTAGAATTAAGCTTTATGATACATTTATGTTTAATAGTCGATTAGATATATTGAAAGGTGCATTTGATAAGAAGTACGGTTCAAGTACAAAAGAAGTAAATAGGAATAAAGGACTTCCTGCTGTTAAAAGCATGATGGATGATGGAGCTATTTTAGACTTAGTTGTACTAACAAATGATGTGATTTGGTTTTGTAATAATGAACAACGGTCACGTAATTTTGATAAAGGCAAAGCTCGATTTAGAGGTACATTGTATCAGTGGACTATTACAAAGGATTGTATAACATATAATAAATGAAACAATGATAACTATTTCAATAGTAAATGATTTTGATGAATATCCTGGCCTCAGAAATTGCAGTATTAGTGAAGCTTCAGGAGAGGAGTTTTATCATAAGATTTTGAATAAAAAGTTTGTTGAAGCTTATAATACTAATGATAAGCTTGAAGTTATATTAGATGGTACAGGAGGATTTGCTTCATCTTTTTTGGATGAAGCGTTTGGTAATCTTGTTTATGATTTTACATTACCAGTAGTAAAACAACGGTTAATAATTATATCTAATGAGGAACCTCATTGGAAAGATATGATAGAAAGTCAAACAATGCCTCAGTGGGAAGAAAGACGTAAAAGGAATGAAAATGTAAAGACTACAGCTAAGCATGACGTTTGGGGTAGATTGTTGAATGGTAAAATCGAATTAAAAAGATGGAGTACGCCTGTGTGATAACGACAGCTGACTGGATAAATATAGCTTCTGTCATAGTTAACATTTGTATAGCAATCTGGATAACTCATATACTTCAAAATAAGTTTACCAATAATAGAACCCTTAAAGATCATTTTATTAATGAAATAAAAGATGTTCGAGCTGAGTATAAAGGATTTCTTAATCGCTTGTATTCAAATTCTACTAATCCTAAGGAACTTTTACCTTGGTTTAAGTTGATGAATATTCGAGTTAAGGACTTGGTAATGTTGATGAACAATCGGTATGAAGTTGCCGAAGATTTTCTAAATCCTTATCAAAATGACCTTAGAGAGCTTATAACAGAAAGTGATGATTTTAATAGATGTTATAGAAATCGTCAATTGATTTTAACTGAAAATTTAAAACGGGACCTGATGCGCTTTCAACAAGAACATCAACGTCTTTTTAATGAATTGATAATAAAAATCAATGATTCAAATAGATAAATTAGCCTAAGGGTGACTCTATAAAAATCGGCTCTATCTTTCTCTCTTAAGCATGAAGGGTATGAGTAATCTGTAAAAAATGTAAATTATCTTATAGTTAAGGTTAGCGCTCGGAATAGTTATATTTCGGGCGTTTTTTCTTATAGTTGTAAGTGTTAAATATATTATTAGATAATGGAAGAATTTTATGAAGAACTAAGAAAGTTAATGCCTTTAAAGAATTGGAGTGATTTGATTTCAGAAGAAAGAGAAAAGCAAGATTTTAGAGAAGGTTTGTCATGTACTTTGGATGCTTATGTTTCTTTATTGAAAAAGTATAAGGCTATTTTGGGACCAGATATAGATGATATTATAATAAAGGTCGAAGAATGTAATAACTATCTAAAGGAGTCTGTGAATTATTATTATGAAGGGATGTATAGCTTAGCATATGAGTCTATAGCAAAAATTTTATCGGACTCTCTTTATAAGGCCTCATATCTCCCGATTCAACCAGGATATGTTTTATATAAAGCAAGGACTATTGAAAAATATCAAAAACTTACTTTTGAAGAAATGTTTCATATACCTTTAAATCAAAGGGGAATAGTGAAGACTCAACGTTATAGTGCTCCTGGATATCCTTGTTTATATTTAGGAAAAAGTATTAACGTTTGCAGGGAAGAGCTTGGACGTCCTCGTTTTGATGATCTAATGATTTCTCGTTTTGTGGTTAAAAATGAATTTCAGGTATTAGATTTGAGGGTTCCACAAAAAGATGAGTTGGAAAGTGATAGGTTGGCGGAGGTATTGAAAAAAATACCGCTTATTATGAGTGTATCAATAGTTGTAATAGATACAGATGCCTCTTTTAAGCCAGAGTATATTATTCCACAACTTATAATAGAATATATTATTACGAATAATCGGAATGAATATAAAGAAGGTAAGCATGATCTTTTTAGTTTTATATTGGGAGTATACTATATGTCTACTCATGTAAATGGAGAATTAGAATTCCCAGAAGATATTTTTTATAATTTAGCATTACCGGTTGTGGTTGTCAGTGGTAAAGAAACCTATTGTCGGCTATTATCTTCTTGCTTTGATTGGACGGATCCTACTTCTTATTATTATGAAGATATAAAAGAAAAATTTGATAGTGTTTTCAGAGATGAGGATATTGATTCAAAATTGTCACAGAAAGAAGTTCATTACAAATATTCAAAAATGGGAGAATTAGAAAGTCGTATGTCTAAATTATCATTAAAGGGGCATAAGTCTATCATTATGAATACGGATGTGGTTCATTTGGACTCTGATGGTAAAATGCTAAGTAATTTTGAAATACGCGCTGACCATGATGTAAAATGGACGATTAAGGAAGTAAAATAACTTATATATGGGGGGCAGAAGAAGCCCCCCAGCCGTTAGTAAAATCTCTAACCTTCCTACTAACGCAAACACGTGACGAACCCGTATGGGCAGGCTGAAAAACCTCTTCCATGCTACGATTGTTCTTGTATCGTAGCATGGAAGAGGTCTTAAATATCACAACAATAACCTCCCATTCTTCTTATCCATTACCGCATTGAAAACACTTTTATAGGTTTCATATAAATCTTTCCTATTTTCTGGTCCTGGCCAATCAGCGAAAGACTCTCCTGCAAAGAATTTCCAAGCAAAGATCCGTTTGGCTTTTTCGGATAAGCTTAATTGATCGATTATGTTCCGGATATCCTGCATACGTTCCCGGATATATTCGGTATGATCCGGGCTGTCATCGGGTTCGTCGATGATATTCAGCCGTCGCCAATCCACATTCTCATCTACCGGAATAGGCTTGTATTTATGCCGGTATGGAGACGTGTCCGAGGTAACGTTTAGTTTTATCATTTGCAGGATATAGAAGTCAAGTTCAGTATATTTACCCTTTTTGGCTTCCATTAGCCGGGAGAGATGCTCGGGGGGCTTTTGAAGCAGCATACACATTACCTCGTTCAATACGTCAATAGCTTCGTCTGTCATTCCGGCAAGTGAGCAGTGATACTTAGCGTAATCCAGCCACCTGTCGTAACGTTTCTCAATATATTTATTCAATGCCTCACTTGCCATAGTCGTCTTTATTTGATATATTTGTTTCCGGTTGCAAGGGGGTGGCGCTGTGAGGCGCTGCCTTTCTTATTCCTCCTCTTCGTTCGTATCAAAAAGATTTGCCATCATATCAACAATATTCGTCTGGATATTATCTTCAGCCCCCAATACGGCATTACTGATATGCTTCTTTTCTTCAATGATCCTGTAGAGCTTCTGGTCAATCGTCCGACGGCCGAGCAGGTAGTAGCAATTCACTGAGTCTTTCTGCCCGATGCGATGGGCACGGCTTTCTGCCTGATCACAATCTGCATACGTCCAAGGTAGCTCAATAAAGGCGACATCACTGGCTGCTGTGAGCGTAATACCGGCACTGGCCGCTTTAATGGAACAGATGATAACGTCCGTCTTCGGATTCTTTTGAAAGGCATCGACAGAAGCCTGCTTCTCCTGCATATTCTGTCGTCCGGTGACGCAGACGGCGGAAGGAAAAGCTATCATCAGGCGGTCTACAATTTCATGCAGGTTACAGAACAGGATGATCTTTTTCCCATTCTCCCGAAAGTCCTTCACGAAGTCGATAACCTCTTTCAATTTACCGCGTGCAGTAATATCTTTCAGAATACCAATACGAACCATCACTTCCCCTTTCAGTGACTTTTGGATTTTTTCATCATCTGCTTCCTTGTAGCGTTTCAGGTAATCGATCAGATCGCGCTCCGCATCCATATATTCCTTGCGGTTCGTTATCTCACAGGAAACAATCTGACGCACTTTATCCGGTAGTTGGGTGAGTACTTTCGACTTTTCTCTGCGGAAGAAGCAGTGTTGCCATAGCTTATAATTTAGCTCCTTTAGATTGCTCGCTTGGTTAGGACCGGAACAGTACCGAAGCATAAAACCTTTCCATCCACCCATATCGATCATGCGATCCATAATACCCAATTGTGCAACCAGATCCTTTGGTTTGTTGACAACAGGTGTCCCAGTCAGCAAGATGATATATTCTTTCCCGGATGTAATGCCTTTGCAAAACTTGGTCTGCTGGGTGGCCGTTGATTTGACTTTATGCGATTCGTCGATTATCACGGACTTGAACAGTTTGATCGTGTTGTGAAATTCGACATCTTTCAATGTCCATTTCTCTGCTTTCATGATCCGCCGGACAAAGTATTTTCGTAGGCTTTCGTAGTTTACGATAAAAACCTGGTTCATGCCTGTCTGCCAGAAGAAAGGCCAGCTATCGCGGACGGAATCGGTTAATACCATCGCTTTCTTGTCTGTAAACTTATGCCATTCCCTTTGCCAATTGATCTTGACAACATTCGGGCAGATTACCAGGCAGGGGAAGGCGTCGGCCTTGTTGATAGTGGCGATGCTTTCAAGTGTATTGTGCGTTACAATATAATTGTTTGTCAGATACAAATGATCCGGAGCGGTTACGCTTATACATACGGAATCTTCCTCTCTAATATATTCGATAGACGAGATATACCGTGAACAATAGTTCGTCTTTTTGATGTTCCATTCGGCAGCTTTCCGTTCGAGGTAGAACGGGCAAACCTTGATCCTCACGTTTATTTGAAACTCCACGCCTTTACCTTCATTTCGCCTGTCGTACCTGCGTATGATCGCCTGTCCTCCAAGGGAACGTACCAAAAGGGCAATGTCACGTGCCATGCCATAGGAAAGGGTACTGTAGGTGATCCTGTTTTTCTTTCCCGATCCATCTGTATCCATCAAACCGCGTAAGAGGTCGATGCGCTGTTCCACCGATCCGTGCATGTATTCGTATGGTATGAATTTCTCTACACTCGGTTTGTCTGCTTTGAGCCGTTTGATCTCTTGGTAAAAACGATTTTCGTGGACTGTCGGATTCTTTGTAATGTTGTATCGCGGACACGTGGCGTAATCGTCCCGTATCAATAGCATGTCGCCGGGTAAAAGTTTTCTTACCCTTTCGGCAATAGCCACATCCATATCCGGTGTAGAGAAAGACAGTTTTCCGTTACCACCGCAAAGATGGCCGTCTCCCAAAAGTACCCCCATGATGTAAGGATGGATGATGTATAATCTTTCCTTGTACTTCACAGGTTCACACATTGGGATTTCCCATTTCCGTCTTGTATGGTTATGGCCAAAACCTTTCAGGTTGTAGGTTACGCCGGAATCCATGATCTCCTGTGTTGTCTTGGTGATCCATCCTTTCCCCTTTCTTCTACGGTTGACATCTCGGACACACCACAGATGTTCTGGCCCGCATTCACAGGATACGCCATCAGAGAACGTAACTTTGAACACGCGGCGTTCTTTTTGTGGAAACACGCCGCTTACGGCATATACATTTCCGTCCCTGCCGAATATCTCGTCTCCAATTTGTAACTCTCCGATCCGTCTGAAGCTGTTTGGAGTAGCCACGTAACTACTGACCGGTTGTTGTTTACCAAGTCCCATATCGTCTCCATTGATAAACCGTTTCAGTTGCAAGCCTCGTGCAATTCCTTGCAGTTGATAGGGGTAAGGCTGTACTTTCAGTCCATGTTCTCCGTCTAGTTCCGGCATTTCCGGTATTTGAAAAGCAACATCCTCCTCTGTCTGTGATTGTGCAATCGTTCCCCATTGTACCGGTTCGAAATGGCGGACGTAATAAGTCAATTGATCCAATTCTGCTTTGCATTTGTTGGTTGCCGGAATCAGCCATGCGCCCGTTTGTTTGTCCCACCAGCGGATGGAAACAGAGCTTTTCAGCTTGTCTACAACCTGCTGGCGGTATCTGTCAAACTTCACCGCATAACATTGCCCTTTTTCTGTATTTTGCAGTGTAATTGTCATAGTGGTAGGTGTTATGCAAATTCGTCAAACGCTTTTATCTCTTCGGTGACATCCTCCATTTCTGCTTTTTTCTTGCGGCCGCGTTTCTTCGGCTTCGGCTCTGCTTCTCCGGTAATATCTGCTTCTTCGGGAACATCGAAATCGAACGATTCTTGTTTGATTCCATATTTTCCGCCGAACAGGTAAGCGTCCACTTCGTAGTCAAGTCGGCTGACCGCCTGTTTTAAAGCATCTCCATACGGATATCCCTCGCCGGATTCGTCTTCGAATTTTGTAAACGGGACGGAAAGGTTAAGGACTTGTCCGCTTTTCAATAGCTTTTGTGCCTGGATAGAAACACCGGCCGATTCGTCTGATCCACCTTTGCTATACCCCGTGACAACGATATTTTTCAGTTTCTCATTCAGATCATCATCCGAAGGATTTTCGATATTTACAACTCCGGCTTCTTGCATTTCGCAAATCTTGACGGCATGAGTCTTTAACAAACTCATGGCATATAACAGGTCCGGATGAACGAATTGCTGGGATGATTTGGTTACTTCGTTCTTGTAGTTTGCTTCTACAAATCGCTCTGTATAATCTGCCGTTACCTGGTTGTTCTTGAGCTTAACTTTTTGAATTTCATACACAGGTTGTTCTTTTACTAATTCATCTTCCATACTTTTTAAAATTTAGGATTGTTATAACTTTGGGGCGCTAAGGCCATTTCTGCTTTTGCTTTACTGATTACAGTGCGACACCATTCCAGTTGATGAGTCGCGGTCCGGTTCAAACGCTCACACCAATCGACAAGATATTGTTCATCTTTGCACAGACTGTCAATGATAGCATTTACTGCCTTGGAGGTAGCCCCGGCACGTGAGGCTGTTTCCCGTAACGTATCGAAGACTTCCGATTTCTTTTTCCCGTTCAGATGGTATTTGGCATCTGCTAACAGTTTCCCGGTCCGGGCGATATAGACGGCAAGGTCGTTTCCACGTAGGACAGCTTCTTGGACTTCTTCACTCATGGTAATATTCAGATAGGAATCAATAGCTGCCAACTCGTTGGATATTTTATCTATGGGTGTGATGTTTAAATTCATGTCTGTTTGTCTTTAAAATATATCTTCCGAAAAAAAGGATATCCTATTTATTTTCAACCGAACAGCATCCACCACCGGAAGGCAAGTTCTTCGTATTTTTCTTTACCTTTCTGGTAAATCGTATCGCCTCGTTTAATGAATGCTTTGAACACTTTTTGATTTTTCTTGGAGATACCATAGATGAAATCCTGCCGACTGCCTGCGATATCCATATACCAGGCGCGGGAACGGTCCCAATCGAAAAAGTCAATAGCTTCATCGAATTGTTTTTGTGTGCTGGCAAAAGTGCTTTTCAGGTCTCCCCCAAATCCGTAGGTCGGAAGCCACCAGTCCCATTTGCACCGGGTATCGAGCGTGTATTTGAAGTTGCCATATTGGAAACATTGGTTCTTATTGACCATGAATCGTTGAGTTTCCGCCTTAGCAAGCACTTGGGCCAGGAAAGGATCGTGTCGGGCTTCCATGCGGAGGGACTTCTTCATGGCTTCTGCCAGTTCCCAATCCTCGCCGGAATACAATATATCGTCCACCATGCGTTTGTCATACCTGACCCTTTCCGGTTCGGTAATCATCGCATCGATTAGGCTGCCGAATTTGAAGGCTTTCTCCTTATCCCCGTATTGGGTACGGGGATAGAGGAGGTTCTTTAGTTCCGTAAGGTCCGAGTTACTAACCTCCGACCGTTGGTAATACGTATCTTGCATCTTCTTCCTTGAGTTTTAGATATTCAATGACTGCAAAGTCAAATTCGAAATTGTAGGTGTTATCCATCAGCCACCGGAACCATTTGCGGCCCTCTTCCGTATCGAGAATCTTTTTCAGAATACTTGGCTCGCGTCTGTATTTTCCGAAGTTTATCCATGAGGACAGATAGAGTTTCTTTTTCATATCATTTGGCTGTTACATCATCGATATACTTTACATATGCGGATTGGATTTGCTCTCCGTCCTTATTCACAACTTTCTCGCAGTAGGTAATCATCTTCTTATGTACCTTCTCTAGATCCTCCATGCTCATATTGATTCCTTCGCGCATGAACCACATCTGATATACCTGCATGAATCCTTGTGGATTGGTTATCTGGATCTTCTTCTTGACCTTGGCTTTCGTTGGAGTAGGGGACATGCTGGCTGCTGAGAAATCAAATGCTGCCTGTACTTCGGCAGCAGACTTTTCAGCAGCCGCTTTGGCCTTAGCCTCTTCTTCCCGGCGTTTGCGTTCTTCTTCCTGCTTTTTTCTTTCTTCCGCTTCCTGTTGTTTTCGCTCTTCTTCCATACGGGCAGCTTCAACCGCATTGGTACGGCGTAGCTCTTCCTGTTCTTCCAGTTGTTTGCGGAGGCTGGGGAGTTTGTCGATCAAATCCTGCTTTGTACCCTCTATTTCAAAACGGTAACGTTCTGTAAAATCTTTCTTCTTTTGTATAGCGACTTCATTTTTTATTGCTTTACGGGTTTCTGCGTCCATATAGAAGGTTTGTTTGTTGTCAGAAACGTTTTCTACAAAAGCACTCCAGGAGAAATTTATACTTGTTTCGGATATTCGTCGGCATACATCGTTGTAGGTAGCGAGAGTAGTGCGGTTGAACATGCTGTTTAGTGCATTGATATGCTTTTCAACGTATGCGGCATACGCTGTATCCAACATGACAGAGATATCCGATCGGTATTGAGCCTTTTCGTTCTCCAACATCTGTTTACGGCGAGCTTCCTCTTCCCGTCGTTTTTGTTCGGCAATCTTCTTGGCCGCGTATTTGTTACGGGCCTGTTGGAGCTTATAAGGAATAGTGGTGACCGATTTGACGTCGATAGCCGATTCCAAAGAGGTAAAAGACTTGCTGACCGTAGCCAGAAGTTGCGTCAATGGCTTACGACGCTTGTTCATGTTTTCTATTGTTATTTTCGTCTTTGCCAAATACTCTGAGACCTTCGCATCCAGTTCATCCGAGCTAATACCTCCTTCCGCTTCAATGGTGTCCAGAAGTGTTTGTCCGGCTTGGTTACATGTCGATACGGAAGTTTGGTTGCGTTGCAAGGTGGCAGGAGCCGATTGCATGATCTGATTGAATTCTTCCACTTTAATAAGAGAATTGTTAGCTTGTGTATCCATTGTGATAAATTTTTAAGTGATTGATCGAGTTTATTAAAATCCGGCGTCTTCATCTTCCTGTGATATTGGGGTTGTTATACCTGATGCGGGTACCGGTTCCGCTTGTGGTTGCTCTCCGAATTCCTGTAAAGGGTTTTCCGATTGAGGTTGGAGGGCTTGTGGCTGCTGTCCGGGTTGATTGGGCTGAATAACGGTTGTTTGTTCTAATCCGTAGTCAATATCCTGCGGTTCTTCTTGAGTTTCGAATACAGTAAACTTTCCGGTCCGGACTTTGGGATATCCGTCGAATGCGTGTTTAATCAGTTTGCTTTCCAAGAACCCAGGATCGATACCGCCTTCGTTTGAAGTATAGAGGGCATTCGCCTTACCTTCTTTTTGACGGGTTTGCGGATTCCAACGTTGGTTGTTTTTGTAGCTGTACGCCTCTAAGCGTTTGATATCACCCTCCATCATCCAATGCCAGTCTACAGTCCCATCGGCGCGGACAATACGGATAAAACCACCGATCACCTTATTTGATTTGCGGGGACAGGCCGCCTGATAGGTAACGGTCTTTACTCCGTCAACCAATCCCGGTGAGAATGTATCACCTTCATAGCAAACAACCGGATTATCTACATACCGGACCTGTCCGGCACGCTGGCGCATAACCAATTCCCCATAACCGGTGATGGAAAGGTAAGCACGCAGTTCATAGATGTCGTTGCCATTGTTGTCCTTATAGCCGGTCTTCGTGCTGCGGGGAAGAATATAGCAGTGGGGGCGTCCTGTGGGATCAAGAGACAGGCCGTTTACGGCAATATCTAAGAAACAGCCGTACAGGGACAGTGGAGAACATCTTTGCAGTTCCGGCTTGTCTTGTAAGATTTTCCGGAAGTTGAATTTTTCCTTTTCATAAATCTGTGTTCCTTGGCCGGTTCCCCAGATCGCATTGTACATGAGTATGAACTTCTGTTCAACCCGGCTATCATCCGCTATCATGAGCGGATTTAGCTGATTTAGTTCAGCTACTTTAATTTGAATTTGATTTGACATGATTCTATTGTTTAAAAATTAATTACCAATGTTTCTTTATCGTGTAAACCATTGCCACGCAACCAGATGCCGTAACTATATGCTGGAAATACCCCAAGCAAATAGCGATAATACCAAGTATGGCAAGCGTTCCAAACAGGATGTAAAATCCCCACCTCGCTACTTGAGCGAGTTTCCAGTAATTTGTTTTCATACATCAATGATTAATTGGCAAAAGCCGTTTACTTGTCTTTGAAATAGCGAGTTGGATTTATATTGTAAACATCCTCCGATAACCCTTTACCTGGAGTGCCTTGCCGTGTTAATAATTCATTTAGTAATCGTATGGATTCAGGGCGCATTTATACAAGTCTTCCAACCTGTATTCGATTTTGCCCGGCCGTTTGTAACGCTGTAAAGTACCTTCCGAGACCCATCGCTCCACATTCTTCCGTCCAAAGCGGATACGTGCTTCCTTTTGTCCGATAAACTCTCTGGTTCCGGCTTGTATCTTGGTGATTTGCCAAGCGAGGTATTCAAGTTCGATTTTCCGAAAAGAAGGAATGTTTGGATAGGTTGTGTCGGTCTGCATGATTATTCGCTTTTAAAAAGATTCTTTTCGTTTGCATATCGCATAAACTCCGCCATAGAGTGTATCGAGAGTTTTCGGAACACGTTCTTCCGATGATTCTTTACGGTGTGGGACGATATAAAAAGCGCTTCCGCAATCTCTTCGTCTTTCTTGCCATAGTAGCAAAGCTCCATCACCCTAAGTTGACTGTCTGAAAGTGTGCTGTTGAACTTAGGTTCACAGATTTTTTTGAAGCCATCGCATTCCCCACGCAGCGGACAACCGACAAACTCAAATTTGAAATTCCAGTTCTCATCGATATCGATCATGTTGTCATACAGCCCGAAGTTGCATTTGATAAATCGGCGTATAGCCAAGAGTTCCGGCTGTCCCTGTTCTTTGATGATTACTTCACCGGATGGAGTGGTATAGAATTCTATTGCGCGCATACCTTATCCTCCTTAGGGAATAACTCGCTGGCAGGAATGCCTAATTCTTGTGCGATAACTGTTTGTGCTAATGCGTCCGGTTTATACTTTCCCGAAATCCAATTATAGACAGCCGTTTCAGAACGCTTTGTGACGGTCGCGATCCGTCGAACAAAAGCTCTTCTGTCCATGTTGTCGTATATCTCCCGAAAAGAAAGACTACCGACTTTATGACCTTGTAGGGTTAATTTTTCCATTTTTACCTCCTTACATTATTATATGTGTTGTTTTAATCTTTATCTTTGAGCATTGAATCAATTACAAGTGCAAATATATACTTTAATATTTTAGTATAATATGGTTAATACTTAAATATTGAAGTAATTAAGAATATTTAAAGTTTATGGAGCTAAAGGATTTTGTTCGTGACACGCTTTTGGATATAGTTCAGGGGGTAAGAGAAGCTCAAGAGAAGTGCATGGGAACTGGTGCAATTATCAGTCCTAGAAGCGGACAGGTAGAAAGTTCCTATATTAGGAGACCACAAGTGGTTTCTTTTAATGTGGTTCTTGGTGGCGAGGAATCCGAGAATGGAGTTTCCGGACTAAAGGTTTCATTCCCGCAATTTGGATTTCAGATTGGTAAAGAGAGTGGAGAAAAACAAAAGAACAGTGAGCAAACAACTGTAAGCTTCACTGTTCCTGTTTATTTTCCAATCCAAGAAAAATAGTTCTATTTGTCAATCTTCTTGGTGTTCGTCTAATTCATTTTCGATTTGCTTGTCTGATTTTCCTGTAAAAATGTAAATTACCCAATAGTTGGCAATATCGGCATTCATACGTAGGAAATCGCCAGACGCAGTAGGTCTATATGCTGCACGGAAGTATTTCTTTACGATAGACCAGCGAATGAAAATTGATAGGATTCTTTTAGCCATAATTGTAGGGATTAAATATTTTGCAAATATACTAAAATATTAAAGTATGCAATTAAGTAAAGCTGAAATAGTGCAGAAAGCGATAGATTTGATTTCTAATTCAACTCTAACAAATTATAAAATAGCCAAAGATACAGGTATAACGGAAGCATCTATCGGAAATTGGATAAATGGAAATACAAGACCGACTTTGGCTAATGCAAACATTATAATAGATTATTTCAATAAGAAAGAATTAGAACGGTCTGATTCTAATATAGTTATTAATACCGAAACAGAATATAAAGAAGCTATGGAAAAAGGATTAAAGTTATTGCCGGAGGTCGATTTTAAGTTCTCTGGTGGAAAGGCGGAGTTATTAGGCAGCACAGATGCAGTAAAGAGATATTGGTATTTACCTGATTGCAAAGACTGTGAAGCGATTGCCCAAGTTGCAGGCAATTCGATGGCTCCAGCCTATCCGTCCGGTTGCTGGATTGCCTTGAAACGTTTCAGTTTTGAGAAAGAGTTCCCCAATCAAATTCCATTTGGAAATGTATTTGGCGTTGTTGTCGAAGACAAGCAGACTGGAGATTATCATGGACATATTAAGATATTGCGTCGCTATAGTGATCCCTCTTTGGCTAAACGATTTTGGATAGCTCGGTCTATAGATCGGGAGAACCATGATGATTTTGATATCGATATAGAACAGGTGCGTGGCTTGTGGATTGTAAAGCAGCATGTGGTTGCGGATGTAATATTGTAAGCCTATAAAATAGCAACAGAAGGATAAATTATAGGTTGTGAAAGATTTTGAAATTAAAAAACGAAGAAAACGAAATAGGCATTATGGATAATATATTGAAATTTGCTAAATGCAATTGGTGGTTAATAATATTGGTTGTAATTGGTATTATTGCTGCAGGGTATTTTGGACATCATCCTACAGAGTATAATGCAGCATGCCAAGTCTTTATAACTTTATTGGTAGCTGTTTTTTCTGTTTTTACAGGTCTAAAATATGATAATGAAAAGCTTAAAGTTAAATTGGAGGAAGAGAAGAGAAAGGCTCAATTGGATGCAATAGCAAAATGGATGCCAATGGCAATAAGTTGCATTTCAAGACTTTTAACAATGCAAAATAGTATTAACTCTATAAAGGATGTGTCGATAAAAGCCTTGTCTACAATTTATAATTCAAATAGTCTTGAATGTTCTAAAACTATTGCAAGTGCAGAAATTAACAACAGAGAGAATTCTTATAATAGTATATATGATCAATTAAATGATGATATAGAAGATTGGAAACGATTTGTTGAAGCTAATTGCCAAGGAGATGAATGTTCTGAAGTGAATAATTTGATAGAAAGTAAACGAAACAATCATGATAACCCCAGCAGTAAAGGATAAACTTCTCAGCTATTTAATAGCTCAAGAACAAATAGATCTTGAAATTGACTTCCATGATCTGTATGAACAAACAGGTATACGGTTTGATCTTGCAAATATGATTTTAGAACATTTTGATAGACGTGGTCTTATTTTGTATCAAGGTTATATAGGTGGATGTTGTATTAATTTGAAAGCTGAAATATTTGATTTTTTCAATCATGGAGGTTTCACTGCTCAAGAAGAACTTCTTCGAGCCAACCTTGAAAAATTGAATCTGGAACTTCTAAAACTGTCAAAGGATTTGGAGCCATCAGTATTGGAAAAGGCTAATACGATAACGGCAATTGCAGGCAGTGTAGCTACGGCGTTGGGGTTGTTTAAATAAAAAAGAGTTATGGAGATACATCATTATACATCAATTGAGAATTTAGCTCTCATATTGAAAAATAAAACGATACGTTTTACAAGACTTGATAAGGTTGATGATAGCGAAGAAGCAGGATTATCCTGTAAAAATATCCAACTTAGTTATTATACTTTCGTGTCATGTTGGACCGATAGTGAAGAGGAAAGTATTCCTTTATGGAAAATGTATGCTGGTAAAGAGATGCACGGAATAAGAATTAGCCTAGATAGTGATATGTTCTTAAAGTATCATATTCCTAGTGGAAGGTTTTATGGAGTTGATGTATATTCGAAGAATGAAAAAAGTTCAATACTGCCGATTGAAAAGATAGTAACGAAAGATTACTTAGTAGTTCCTTCATTTAATGATTCGGAAATGTTCTTTAAGAAAGTATTATATGTGGATAATCCATTTTCTGAAATGAGAGATGTTGTGCAAATACAAGATATGGGAAATGGGGAAGGAGCAATGAAAATGAATCTAAAAAAGATAGGCTTATATAAACGAAAATGTTGGGCTTTTCAAAAAGAACATCGTTTCACATTGACTATTTTACCTAATATTTGGGGAGATATAGACATAAACCAGATGCCAAAACGGATTATGCAGGCTGTATATGATAGAATCCCTCCCAAGCTTTCTTTTTTTGATTTAGAAATAAATCCTGAATTATTATCAAAAATGAAAATAACACTTAGCCCTATCTGTTCGGAGGCAGAAAAGGTGATAGTTGAGTCTATAGTTCAGAAATTTGCACCTAAAGCCATAATTAGAGAAAGTATGCTTAAGGGCTTAATTAATAGATGATTATTCCTTTAAGTAAATAATTTTCTCTATTTCATCATAATGGTATTTGAGTGATAAATAATATGAATGATGAAATAAGTAACGATAGTAAGCTTCATTAGCAAAAAATCCTCTCATTAATAAATTGAAACTAAGCGAGTTTACTAAAATTGATTTTCTGGAATCTATTAATGTACAGATGAGAGTTTGATAATGATCATCTATTGCATTAAAGCAATCATATAAGATACAATTTTTTGTCATAACTTTTAATTTAAAATATAAATAGATGGAAGATAAAGACAAAATAATAGCCTCACTCCGGAAGCAGCTCAAGGAAGCTGTTAGCCGGTGTAATGCCTTAGAGCAAGAAAATGCTCTATTGTCATATCAACTTGAAAAGATGGAGGAAAGATGTCCGGAATCACATTAAAGATAGACAAAGGTCAATCTTCCGCTTTCTCCGAGATTATGGGATTGCTCCAGTCTTTTCCTGGATTAAAGGAATGCAAGAAACATTATTCGGTAAAGCTGACGGAAGAAGAGGTTTTCCGGTTCCGGAATGAACTGGATCAGATTATGCAACTATTGCCGCAATTGAGGGAAAAGGAGTGGTTCGATATTCCGGCTTACGGGACGGATGAATGGGCTAACTGGATGATAGATTTACACAGAAAAAATATGTAACTTTGGAGGGTGGTTTACAAATAGTTTACAGTCATATATGTAAATGATTAGAAATTAATAGATTAAAATATATGTCAGACAGTATTGTTATTATTCCCACGTATAACGAAAAGGAGAATATAGAAAATATTATTCGGGTTGTATTTGGGTTGGAGAAAGAATTTCATATTTTGATTATAGATGATGGATCGCCCGATGGTACGGCAGGTATTGTAAAACGGCTGCAAAAAGAGTTCCCCGAACGCCTTTTCATGGTGGAACGTAAAGGTAAGTTAGGATTGGGTACGGCTTATATCTGCGGATTTAAATGGGCAATAGAACATAAATATGATTTTATATTCGAAATGGATGCAGACTTCAGTCATAACCCGAATGATCTTCCCAAATTATATGCGGCCTGTATGGAACAGGGTGGTGATGTCGCAGTCGGTTCCCGCTACTGTAACGGTGTGAATGTCGTGAACTGGCCATTGGGACGTGTGTTGATGTCCTATTATGCTTCCGTATATGTTCGTTTTGTTACTGGAATGAAAGTACAGGATACGACAGCCGGTTTCAAATGCTATCGTCGTGAGGTGCTTGAGACGATCGATTTGGATCGTATCCATTTCAAAGGATATGCGTTCCAGATAGAAATGAAGTTTACGGCATATAAGTGTGGTTATAAAATCGTTGAAGTCCCCATTATTTTTATCAATCGTGTATTAGGCACTTCCAAGATGAACTCCTCTATCTTCGGGGAAGCACTGTTTGGCGTATTGAAATTGAAATGGTGGAGTCTGTTTCGTAAATATCCCCAAAAAGGGAATCGGAAAGCGATTGCCGGATAATGCCATTATTGTAAAAAGCAATAAAAAGGGATATTCAGTAAATGTCTCCACATAATACCATGGCATATGAAGATGATAGAGTATAATCACTTCATATGCCATTATTATTGTCATTTTTCTGTATATTCTCATATA